ATATACATGGGATATGTAGGTGGTGGAGAATTAGAAATTAACGACACTATATATAATTCTTTTGTAATGGTAACATTAGGATGTTTTGGTATTAGTGCGTTTGAAAAAGTAAAAACAAAATGAGTGTATTAGGAAGAATAAATGACATACCTGTTTTTGATACAGCTGAAACGGCTGAGTTATGGGGAAGACAATATGGTTTAACAGGCCATCATATGCATACCATCGCAGGTAGGATGGGCTATATGGCTGGTGAAAACCATAGTGATACTGTTATAGCAGTAACAGGTGTTACGCTACCTGAAAGCTTAAGATTAGCCTTTAACTTTTCTTTACCAACCACACCAACAACAACTTATAGTACTAGCAGCAGTAGTAGTAGTACAAGTAGTAGCGGTGGTAGTAGTGGGGGTGGAGGAGGATATTAAAAATTAAATTATGTTAGGAAAAATATTTTCATCAGGAGCTGCAGACTTAGTAAAAGGAGTAGGTGGAGTTATAGATAACTTACACACCTCTGCTGAAGAAAAACTAGAAGCAGAAAGAAAAATAAAAGAATTAGTTGCTAACTACCAAGTAGAAATGGAAAAAAACATTACTAGCAGGTGGGAAGCAGATTTAAAATCAGACTCTTGGCTTAGCAAAAATGTTAGGCCAATGGTATTAATATTTTTAATAGTATGCACCATGCTATTAATATTTATAGACGCAGGTGCATTAAAGTTTAACGTTAAAGATTCGTACGTTGACTTATTACAATTAGTATTAATAACTGTGATCGGCGCTTATTTTGGCGGTAGATCACTAGAAAAAGTAAAAAAATAAAATTATGGGATTAAATTCAACAGCAACAGCTTATAACTTTGGACAGTTAGGTAGTGTTCACATGCACAACGATAACGCCCAAGATTTAACTCCACCTGATGGCATGGTGATAGTAGCTATAACTATGATAGACGCTACTAAATTTGACAAGCTAACTTGCGACACTAGTAACTCAGTAGTATATGGTGGAACCGAAAGTAACAACGTATACTTTGGTATTACAAATGGTAACACTGGCGGTAATGGTGAAGCTGTAGAAAACGATATAGAGTTTCCAGCTGGTATGACTATATATGGTAGATGGACAGTCGTGTCTTTACAAGCAGCACAAACTACAGGTGGTATAATTGCTTATTTCGGATTTTAATGGCATTAGGTAACGCAAACTCTTCAGCGCAGTCTAGAGGTAAAAACAAACCTGTTATAGTAAAAAGAAGAAAAGAAATTGTACTAGCTAAATCAAGTACTTCGTTTGTTGGTACGTTAAATTTAGGTACTGATAAAGTCTTAGTTAAAAATACTTGTAGTGTTGATAATTCATTAGTAAATGTTAATTATTTCCACAATGGATCAAGTCCTGTGCCAGTAAATGGAGATAAAGTCTATTCAAGGCCAAGGTATAATGATAAGTTTCTTTTAAAAACTGGTTTTTATAAAGTTAGACCAGCCACGCCTATTGGGCCTGGCCCACATCCCGTGGCACGTTACTCAAGAATGAGAATAGTTAACGGTGTTGTTGTAGCTTTAAATGTGTGTCCATAAATAAAATAATATGAGTAGGTATCCAAATAGAAAATACGTTATAATACCAACTAGCAAAGTTGAAGATATTGATTTTGATCAAGTAAAAGAAAAAGATGCAAAATCATTAAGACTAAGCGAAGACGGTGAATATACGTTTGTAAAGTTTGAAGGTGATACTACACCTGACTTTTTAATTGGATTTACACAGTACACTCATGCTGAAATATTGGTTATATTAAATGATACAGCTGGTATATGGTATATAGACGAAGAGGAAGCATCAACTTTAGCAAATACTTTAGAAGAAGCTATTGATAATATAACTTGGAGTAAGTACAATCCTTTTAACTGGTTTAAATAATGGCGGCTTTAGGACTAGGGCATAGTTTAGTGGCTGGATCTTTGCTAAAAAGCGCCGCTTATACCATGACAAAATCTTTTGAATTTGACGGTACAGATGATGGATTTATAACAAACACTGTAAATAATAGTGTCCCGGCTAATGGAACCACAAAACCAACAATAAGAAGTCTTAGTGTTGCTGCTTGGGTTAAATTTGACGACGGATCGGCTGATCCTTACGACACGTCTGCGGCCCACGGTATCGTAAGTTGTGTTGGTAATGGAGGATGGTCGCTTTCTTTTTCAAATAGAAGGTTTTCATGGCATAACAATCTTGATCAAGGAGATGGTACAAATATAAGCGTTTCACCTATATCACATTTTAGAGCTCAAAGAAACGATGGTGCTGCTGCTAGATTTCTGTTTAAAGAAGACGACTGGCATTTTGTAGTTGGCACCACAGATTTAGAAAACCCAAGTACGTCAGTAATTGGAAACATATATGTTGATGGAAATAGAGCTCAAGCTGGTAGCACTAGTGGTGGTGGTAGCGGTCCAAACGGTGAAGTTTTTGGGTCGCAACCAGAAGATTCTAATAGTAAAAAAACAGTTACAGCAAGTAGTGGTGATATAACACATAGATACGATACGCAGGCTAATAGAGAAAACCAAAAAGTAGATATTGTAATTGGAGGTTCAGGTGTTTTTACTTTTGCAACAAGTGTAACTACAATGCAAACAAATTTCTGGAATGGATATATTGGTGATGTAGCTATTTGGGATTGCTTGTTATCACAAGCTGAGATAGCTCAACTATATAATTTACACAGACCTATAGATATGTCTACGGTACAAACTTCAAACTTAAGAGGTTATTGGAGACCTACTAACGGGCTTAAAGATAGTGTTAGTGGAAACACTGGGTCACTAGCAGATAACGGCGCTGTAGTTGTAAACGCACCATCAACAGATGTAAGTGGATACGATGGGTATCAATAAAATAAATAATTAATTTAAATTAAATAAAATGGCAAAAACAAAAGAAAAAATAGTAGACTTAAAACCAAAAGCAGAAAAAATAACAGATGAACAATTAAAAAAAGTTCAAACTGTTATTAATAACATGAATAGATATCAATTAGAAATTGGTTCTATAGAAGTTAAAAAGCATGAAATGATGCACAATACTGCAAAATTAAAAGATCAATTAGTTATATTGCAAAAAGAATTTGAAGAACAATATGGTACTTTTGATATAAACATAACAGACGGAAAAATAAATTATCCAGAAAATGGCGAAGTTAATAAGAAAGATTAGTGTAGGTAAAGACTACAAAAACGACGCCATGCATTATGCCGTTGGTCAAGAAGTTTATGGTGGACATACTATTTGTGATATAATAGAGGAAGAAGATAAGTTTTCTATTTATATTAAAAAGAAAAAAGACGTGTTACCGTGGAAAGACTTTAACAAAAACATGGCTGTATCTGTAGAGTATAATTTAGAGTACTAATGAAAAGCGTTTACAACTTTGTTGTAAAACCAAAAGGAGAAAGATATAACAATACTAAGAAATTTGATGGTGGAGAGTTAATCCTTAACACAGAGATTTTTAACCACCAATATGTTAATAGAGAAGCTATTGTTATGTCAACTCCAATTATTGGTAATACAGATATAAAACCTGGAGATACAGTTGTGGTACATCACAATGTGTTTCGTAGATGGCATAACGTAAAAGGTATTGAAAAAAATAGTAAGGCTTATTTTAATGAAGATACTTATTTTATAAACCACGATCAAATCTTTTTATATAAAAGAAATGATAAGTGGATAGCTCCAAAAGGTTATTGTTTTGTAAAACCTTTAAAAGCAATAGATCAATTTAATATTGAATCTGAAAAACCTCTACAAGGTATTGTTAAATATTCAGACGGTACAGTTGAGGTTAACGATCTAGTTGGTTTTAGGCCAAGTAGTGAATACGAGTTTGTCGTTGATAACGAGAGACTATATCGAGTTTTATCTAATTTTATTACAATCAAATATGAATATCAAGGAGACGAAGAAGAATATAATCCAAGCTGGGCATAAAGCAGTTGAAGAACTGATTAAAGTAGCTAAGGAAGCAATCGTTGATTCAGACGATGATATATCAGCGGATAGACTTAAAAATGCAGCAGCTACTAAAAAACTAGCTATATTTGACGCATTTGAAATACTTAACAGAATCCAAGAAGAAGAGAACTTGCTTGAGGGAAAAACACCTGAAAAGACAGAGAAAAAAGCTTTTAAGGGATTCGCAGAAGGCAGATCTAAGTAATGTACGAGCAAAGTTTAGTTAAAACAATAGAACCTATTAAAAAAACGACTATTAGTCGTCTTAACAAATCTAAAAAATGGAAATATGGATATGATAAAGAACACGATATCGTTGTTATCTCTAAAACTGGACAAATTGGTGAAATACTTGAAATCCAAAATTTGCGAATTGCGCTGCCAAAAGTGCCAGGGCAAGTGTTTAAACACAAATTAGATAAGTGGGTTAAAACAGAACAGCCAAAAGAATTATCTCGTCTTAAAAATATATTTGATTGGAGAAATTATCCAGAAGAACAAAAAGAACAATGGTACGATTATATAGACGAAGAGTTTAAAAGAAGAGATGAAGGTTTTTGGTTTACAAATAATGGTAAACCAACTTATATAGTAGGCACACACTACATGTATTTACAATGGAGTAAAATAGATGTAGGTGCACCTGATTTTAGAGAAGCAAATAGATTATTCTTTATATTTTGGGAAGCCTGCAAGGCAGACAAAAGATGTTATGGGATGTGTTATTTGAAAAACAGACGTAGTGGTTTTTCTTTTATGAGTTCTGCCGAAACCGTTAATTTAGCCACTATATCAAGTGATAGTAGATATGGTATACTATCTAAAACTGGTAGTGATGCTAAAAAAATGTTTACAGACAAGGTAGTGCCAATTAGTATAAACTATCCTTTTTTCTTTAAACCAGTACAAGATGGTATGGATAGACCAAAGTCAGAATTAGCTTATAGAGTTCCAGCTAGTAAGTTTACAAGAAAAAAAATGGCTGCAACAGATGGTTTAGAAGAAATAGAAGGATTAGATACAACTATAGACTGGAAAAATACAGGTGATAATAGTTATGATGGTGAAAAACTAGCATTACTAGTGCACGATGAAAGTGGTAAGTGGGAAAGACCCGATAATATTTTAAACAACTGGAGAGTTACAAAAACATGTTTACGATTAGGTAGTAGAATTATAGGTAAATGTATGATGGGCTCAACTTCAAACGCTTTAGATAAAGGTGGAGACAATTTTAAAAAACTATACAATGCATCAGATGTCACTAAAAGAAATAGAAATGGTCAGACAAAATCTGGTTTATATTCTTTGTTTATCCCAATGGAATGGAACTACGAAGGATTTATTGACGAGCATGGAGTTCCAGTATTCACTACTCCTGACAGGGATGTGTTTGCCGCAGATGGCGAATTAATAGATATAGGCGTAATAGATCACTGGCAAAATGAAGCAGAAGGTTTAAAAGGTGATCAAGATGCTTTAAACGAATTTTACAGACAGTTCCCAAGAACAACTGAGCATGCGTTTAGAGATGAAACAAAAAACAGTATATTTAACTTAGTTAAATTATACGAACAAATAGATTACAACGAAGAAATGTCTAGAACACTAGGTATTACAACGGGTAATTTTCAATGGGTTAACGGTGTAAAAGACACACAAGTAATTTACTATCCAGATCCAAAAGGTAGATTTAAACTTAGCTGGGTTCCACCTCAGCAATTACAAAATAGAGTGGTACTTAAAAACGGTATAAAATATCCTGGTAATGAACACATGGGAGCATTTGGTTGTGACTCTTATGATATATCAGGGACTGTAGATGGTGTAGGATCTAAAGGAGCATTACACGGCTTAACCAGGTTTAGTATGGAGGACGCTCCTGCGAATAGCTTCTTTTTAGAGTACTTATCAAGACCACCTACAGCTGAAATATTCTTTGAAGACGTTTTAATGGCGTTAGTGTTTTACGGAATGCCAATACTTGCAGAGAATAACAAACCACGTCTTTTATATTATTTAAGACGTAGAGGCTATAGAGGCTTTAGTATGAATAGACCTGATAAATTATGGAATAAATTATCTGTAGCTGAAAAAGAAGTAGGTGGTATACCAAACTCAAGTGAAGATATAAAACAAGCTCATGCCGCAGCAATTGAAATGTATATACAAGATCACGTAGGTATGAAACGAGATGGAACATTTGGTGATTTATACTTTAATGAACTATTAAATGATTGGGCTAAGTTTGATATAAACAAAAGAACAAAGTTTGATGCGTCTATAAGTAGTGGTTTAGCTATAATGGCTAACAATAGACATTTGTACGCTCCAAACGCTAAGGTTGAAAAACCAAAATTAAACATAAATATTTCCAAGTATAACAACGCTGGAACTAATTCACAAATAATAAAATAATATGGCATATTCTGGTACTAAAAGTTATTTTCCAAGTCAAACAGTTAGCGATGCTGAAAAGTTAAGCTATGATTATGGTTTAAAAGTAGCTAAAGCTATAGAAACAGAGTGGTTCAATGAAGATAGTAGAACTAATAGATATACTAGTAATAAAAACAACTTTCACAGTTTAAGATTATATGCTAGAGGCGAACAGCCAATACAAAAATATAAGGATGAGTTATCTATAAACGGTGATTTGTCCTATTTAAATTTAGACTGGAAACCTGTTCCAATTATTTCTAAATTTGTAGATATTGTTGTTAATGGTATTGCTGAAAGAACTTATGATATAAAAGCTTTTTCTCAAGATCCTTTTGGCGTTGCTAAAAGAACTGAATACATGGAGTCTGTACTAAAAGACATGAGAACTAAAGAATTAAATAATTTTTCAAAACAAGCTTTTGGTATTGATTTATCTGAAAACAAAACAGAAACTTTACCTGAAACAGAAGAAGAATTACAAATTCATATGCAGCTTAACTACAAACAAGCTGTTGAAATGGCAGAAGAACAAGCTTTAGATGTTTTATTTGAAGGTAACAACTATGAGTTAATAAAGAAAAGATTTTATTACGATTTAACAGTACTTGGTATTGGCGCTGTTAAAACTAATTTTACAACATCAGAAGGTATTACTATAAAATACGTTGATCCTGCTGATATGGTATACTCTTACACAGAGTCTCCTTATTTTGAAGACATATATTATGTTGGTGAAGTAAAAACAATACCTGCAAATGAATTAGCTAAACAATTTCCACACTTATCAGAAAGTGATCTTGAAGATATAATGAAAAATAAATCTTATAATAGGTCTAATAATAATTTAAGATATAATTACGAAGAAGAAGACGTTAATACTATTCAAGTTTTATATTTTAATTATAAAACTTATATGAACGAAGTGTATAAAATTAAAGAAACTGGTACTGGTGCTGATAAAATAATACCTAAAAACGATAACTTTAATCCACCTGAAAATAAAGAAGGTGGATATTCTAGATTATTAAGATCAATAGAAGTTTTATATGAAGGAGCTTTAGTATTAGGTTCTAATAAATTACTTAAATGGGAGATGGCTAAAAACATGATGAGGTCTAAAAGTGATTTTACTAAAGTTAAAATGAATTATGCTATTGTGGCGCCTCGCATGTATGATAACAAAATAGATTCATTAGTAAAACGTATTACTGGTTTTGCTGATATGATACAGTTAACACATTTAAAGCTACAACAAGTGATGGCTCGTATGGTTCCTGACGGCGTTTATTTAGATGCTGATGGTTTAGCTGAAGTTGATTTAGGTAATGGTACAAATTATAATCCACAGGAAGCTTTAAACATGTTTTTCCAAACAGGTAGTGTTATAGGTAGATCTTTTACACAAGATGGTGATATGAATCCTGGCAAAGTACCAATACAAGAAATAACATCTGGTAGTGGTGGTAATAAAATGCAAGCTTTAATTGCTAATTATAATTATTATTTACAAATGATAAGAGATGTAACTGGGCTTAATGAAGCTAGAGATGGTAGTATGCCAGATAAAAATGCTTTAGTTGGTGTACAAAAACTTGCAGCTGCAAATAGTAATACAGCAACTAGGCATATACTGCAAGCTGGGTTATTTTTAACAGCTGAAACAGCAGAATGTTTATCATTAAGAATATCAGACATTATAGAGTACTCGCCAACTAGAGACGCGTTTATACAAGCTATAGGCGTACACAACGTTGCTACTTTAGAAGAAATGTCAGAATTACATCTTTATGATTTTGGTATATTTTTAGATTTAACTCCAGATGAAGAAGAAAAAGCTATACTTGAAAACAATATTCAAATGGCAATACAACAACAAAGTATAGATTTAGAAGACGCTATTGATCTTAGAGAAATTAAAAATATAAAACTAGCAAACCAACTACTTAAAATACGTAGAAAAAAGAAACAAGATAAAGATAGACAGTTGCAAATGCAAAATATACAAATGCAAACACAGTCTAACACACAAGCAGCTCAAGCCGCAGCTCAAACTGAAGTTCAAAAAAACCAAGCTTTAACACAGAACACAGCTCAGTTAGAACAAATGAAAGCTCAAATTGACACTCAAAAAATGTTACAAGAAGTTGAACTTAAAAAACAACTTATGGCTTTAGAGTTTCAATATAACATGCAGCTTAAAGGTATTGAAGTTGAAGGTATGAAAAGTAGAGAAAAAGAAAAAGAAGATAGAAAAGACGAAAGAACAAAAATACAAGCTACACAACAATCAGAAATGATTGAACAAAGAAAGAGTGGTAAAGCGCCTAAAAACTTTGAGTCCGCAGGTAATGATATACTAAGTGGAGGATTTGATTTAGGTTCGTTTAACCCTAGTTAAAATTATTAATTATTATTATATTATATTATGGAAGAAAATAAAGAAAACGTAGTCGAAGAGACTACACAAGAAACTGTACAAACAGTTGAAGAAAGTAAATTTGAATCTGCTAATGATGATAGTGTCATAAAAGTAGATTTAAGTAAACCACCAACACCAGAAGAAAATGAAACTAAAGAAGATAACGCTGACGACAGCGGAGTGGTTGCAGAGTCTAAAGACACCGAGTCCACAGAAAAACAAGAAGAAGTACAACCGGAAGCAGAAGCACAAGAAGCTCCAGTATTAGAAGAAATTACTGAAGATTCAACTGAAGAAGAAGTTACTGAAGTTGAAGAAAAAATAGAAGAAGCTGTTGCTGAAGCGGAAGCAACTGGTAAACCACTACCGGAAAATATACAGAAGTTAGTAGACTTTATGGAAGAAACTGGTGGTGATATAAATGATTATGTAAAACTTAATCAAGACTATAGTAAGTTAAATGACAATGATGTTTTATATGAATATTACAAGCAAACAAAACCTCATTTAAATAATGAAGAAATTAACTTCCTTATGGAAGATTCGTTCTCTTACGACGAAGAAGTCGATGAAGATAGAGATATACGAAGAAAGAAATTAGCGTTAAAAGAGCAAGTTGCCAACGCTAGAGCCCATCTGGACGGGCAAAAGTCCAAATACTATGAAGATATTAAAGCTGGATCAAAACTCACGAGTGAGCAACAGAAAGCAGTCGATTTCTTTAATAGATATAACAAGGAGTCAGAAGCAACTCAAAAAATAGCTGAAAAAACTAAATCTAATTTTTTAAATAAAACAAATAGTGTTTTTAACGATAAGTTCAAAGGTTTTGAATATAACGTCGGTGATAAAAAATATAGGTTTAATGTAAACAACGCTAGCGAGGTTAAAGAAACTCAAAGCGACATTAATAATTTTGTCAAAAAGTTTTTGAATGAAAATAATGAAATGTCAGACGCTAAAGGTTATCATAAATCTTTATATACAGCAATGAATGCAGATGCTATTGCAAAACACTTTTATGAACAAGGAAAAGCTGATGCTATGAAAAATAGTGTTGCTAAAGCTAAAAATGTTAATATGGATCCAAGACAAAGTCATGGAACTATAGATGCTGGAGGCATGAAAGTAAGAGTGTTAGGCGATAATGCTGATGATTTTAAGTTTAAAATTAAAAACAACAAATTTAAAAAGTAATAATTTAAAATAATAAAAAAATGGCAATTACAAGAGGAGCTCAGACTAGGGGCGCAGCAGTACAAGCGGTTACGTCTGAGAATTATTTAGACATCCAAAATAATGGATGGGCACAGCAATACCTTCCAGATTTGATGGAAAAAGAAGCTGAAGTTTTCGGTAAGAGAACTATATCAGGTTTTTTAGCTCAAGTTGGAGCGGAAGAAGCTATGTCAGCTGATCAAGTTATTTGGTCAGAACAAGGTAGGTTACACTTATCTTATAGATGTGCAATTAACACAGCAAACGTAAGTACAATTGATATCACTGATGATATTGATAATGTTAACGTTACTACTACACACGGTATTAGAGTTGGTGATTTAGTTTTATTATCAGGTGGTGGTCAAACAGTTACAGCTCGTGTAAGCGTTGCTGCTGCTGCTAATGCAACTATTACAGTTCAACCATACGCTAACCAACACTTAGATGATCTTGGTTTTGTTGATGGAGATGATGACTGTAGAATCTTAGTATTTGGTTCTGAATACGCTAAAGGTACTGCGTATCTAGGCGCTAGATCTAACGAGCCACAATTCACTACATTTACTAACAAGCCAATCATAATGAAAGACATGTATGAGGTTTCAGGATCTGATGTTGCTCAAGTTGGATGGGTTGAAGTATCTGGTGAGGATGGACAAAATGGTTACTACTGGTATTTAAAAGCTGAAGGTGATACTAGAGCTAGATTTACAGATTACTGTGAAATGGCTTTAATTGAAGCTGAATTAGTGGCTGCTGCTTCTGATATCGCTCTACCAACTGATGGTGGTGCAGGAACTGCGGGTACTGAAGGTTTATTCGCTGCTATTACAGCTAGAGGTCACCAATCATCTGGTATTACTGGTGTTAACGCTGCTACTGATTTAGCTGAGTTTGACGCTATATTAGCAGAGTTTGATAGAAATGGTGCTATTGAAGAAAACATGTTATTTGTTAATAGAGCAACTGCTTTAGCAATTGACGATATGTTAGCTTCTATGAATTCTTACGGAGCTGGTGGTACATCTTACGGTGTATTTGACAACTCTGAAGATATGGCGCTTAACTTAGGTTTCTCTGGTTTCAGACGTGGATCTTATGATTTCTACAAGTCTGACTGGAAATACTTAAACGATTTAGCAACAAGAGGTGGTATTAACGAAGGAGCAACTGGTGGCGAAGCTATTAGAGGTGTTGTTATACCAGCTGGTGTATCTTCTGTATACGATCAAGCTTTAGGTAAGAATATGAAACGTCCTTTCTTACATGTTCGTTATAGAGCTTCTCAGTTAGAAAGCAGAAAGATGAAAACTTGGATTACAGGTTCTGTTGGAGCTGTTACATCCGATCTTGATGCAATGACTGTAAACTTCTTAACTGAAAGATGTATGGTTACTCAAGGTGCTAATAACTTTATGTTATTAAACTAATCAATTTTTAAAAGACCGAGGCTTCGGCCTCGGCCTTTTATTTTATTAATTTTATTATATATTATATTATGGAAAATAAAGAAATGGAGATCCAAGCTCCTAAAGATACTTGGGAAGTTAAAGATAGAGAATATTTTATAAAAAAAGGAACGCCTTTAAGCAAATCAATTAAGTCAGCAGGTATATATTGGTTTGATGAAGAAAAAGGTTACGAAAGAGAGCTTAAGTATTGTGAAAATCAAATAACTTGTTTTGTGGATGAAATGAAGGGAGATCAAAGATTGTCTCATATAGTTTTTAGAAATGGTGTTTTACAAGTGCCAAAAAATAAAGTTGTATTGCAAAAACTATTATCATTATATCACCCTATGAGAGACAAGATTTATTATGAAAACAGACCACAAGTTATAGCTACTAATCAAGTTGAAATGATTGAACTAGAAATAGAGGCGTTAAACGCTGCTCAATCTATGGACATAGACATGGCAGAAGCGGTTATGAGAGTTGAAGCTGGTTCTAAAGTATCAGAGATGAGTTCTAAGGAACTTAAAAGAGATTTGCTATTATATGCTAAGAAAAACCCAAGTTTATTCTTAGATTTAGTTAACGATGAGAATGTTGTTCTTAGAAACTTTGGTATTAAAGCAACTGAAATGGGTATAATTAAGTTATCTCAAGATCAAAGAACTTTTTCATGGGGTTCTAATGATAGAAAACTAATGAACGTTCCTTTTGATGAACATCCTTATTCAGCTTTAGCCGCTTGGTTTAAAACTGACGAAGGAATGGAGATTTACTCCAATATTGAAAAACGATTAAAATAATAATCACTTGTAGATGCAGTCGCTCTACGGGGCGATTGCAAATACAAAATAAAAAGAAATTATGGTAAAAGTAGACACGGTATATCAAAGAGTTTTAGCGCTAGCTAACAAAGAACAAAGAGGATATATAACAC